TACTTTCAACAAGGTAAACCTCTTTTGATTCAGTAATCAAACTATCTATTGTTTTTTCGTTAGGAGTATAGGCTGGATAAATCCAGTTATTCTTTTTTCCAATGTGTTTCCACTTAGCTGAGTTTCCATCATCAACTCTTCTGCCAGAAAAACCAATTATCTGTGAGTGTTCGTTATACACAGGAAAAACCATCCTCCTGTACATGTTGCCAGAACCAGCTAAACCAACTTTAAATAGGTTTTGAGTTTGTTCTGATATATTTCTCTTGTTATAAAAATTATAATTAGGAAATAGTTTTTCCAAAATAGAGTCTTCGTAAATTTTTTCCATTTCAATTAATGTGTTAGGTTTATATTCTTTTAAGCTGTCGGGCTTTGAATCTAATGATTTAAGTATTGAATTTAATTTGTCAGGGTTACCTTTGAGGGTAAGCTGAATTAATTGTTTGAGAGGCTTATGCCCGTTTTCTGCCACGTAGTCAGTCCACACACCAGTGTCTTTGTATATCTGAACTGCAGTCGAGTTGTTTCCATCTCTGTAAACAGCACTGGTTCTCCAATGATTACCGCAATCAATAAGCTTATAACCAATATCCTCTAAAATTTGTTTATGCATATCAGACATTTTGAAAATCAGGCAAAGAATCAACCTCAGAACTGTCTATCTCACCGCCCTCATCCATTGACCTGGCTATATCTCGAAGATCTCCTCGCTCAGTAATGTTAAAGTTTTTAAACTCAAGATTAACAGAGTTCTTTCTTAGGGAATCTCCTATTTGTACAGGCTCTAAAGCACCAGCAATATCTTTACCAAGATGCCTTGACTTAATATTGATTAGCTTATGAGTGCCAAAATTTGCTCCCTCAACCTCGATTTCATCAGCAGTCTTGTTTCGAAGAATAAACATATGAGAACAGAACTGAATAATCCTGTCAGAAAGAGAAACAATACTTTCATCGTCCACAATGTTTTGAGCATTTCTGTTATTAGTTATTCCGTATCTATTTGACTGAACTGAAGTTATCATAGGTATAACAGGCTCTCCATCATGGAGGATCTCTTTCTGAACACACTTCTTAAACTTATCTACCATCTCCCCTACAATCTGCCACTCATTCTTATTATCAGAAGCTTCGCTTGTTGTTTTAATATAGTCAAAAGAAAAAATCATAGGATTACCTCTACCTACTTTTGAATAATAAAACCTCTTGAGTGTGTTGACCATTGAGTCAACATCCATGCCACCAACATTATAATAGTAAAACTTCAAGTCTTTAACTTTAGCCCATGTCTCTCTTACTTTCGTAACTACTTCTTCACCAGCTTGCCTCCATTTACCGCTTTCTAAAAGATGAGAGGATATACCAGATATAGAAGCGCACTGCCTCATTATAAGTTCTTCTTTGCTCATCTCCCCATTATCAAAATGAAGAACAGGCACATCATAAACCGAAGCAACTTGGGTAGCATAGTGCATACAAAACTGAGTTTTACCAACACCAGATCTAGCCACAACAACAGTAATGTTTCCTGGCCTTAAAATGGAACCATACATGTCGTTAACTTTTTTATGAGGCCCCATCATACCAAACTCTTCAATAGGATTGTTGCCCCTGTCCTCAATCATATATTCCATTTCGTCATATATATTGATAGGCTCATCTTCCCCAGTCTCATAAAGATTTATTCTGGAATTATAAACATGATCCGCTTTTTCTATGATCTCATGGTAAGGTGTCTCTGGAGAAACATTTTTCATTTGCTTCGCCATTTCTTGAGCAGCTTTATAGATTCCCCTCCTCACCGAAACTTTTTTCAACTCTTTAGCTGTCTTAATTAGGTTTCCTTTAGGAACCTTTCTTAGTGCTAAAGACTTGATGTAGTCAGATGGATTTAGCTTATCCTCAAAAGATAAACCTATACTAGCTATTCTCTGGGCAATGATAACCTCGTCTATATCCTCACTTGACTCTATAGCTTGTTTAACAATTGTAAAAATAGTCTTGTGAAGATTAGACTCTTCAGAATAAAAATCATCGTGATTTATAAAGTTAGCTATCTCACAAAATAGTTCTGGCTCTTTGATAAGAGCAGCTAGGAGTTGTTTCTCTAATTCTAAATTATAAATCATGTTTGTTTGTTTTCGGTTCTTCTAAATAAGATTCAATAGTTTTAATAAGACCCATCTCAATCAAATGAGATTCGCATTTATTAAAAATAATAGGGTTACCTTTCTCGTTAGAGTAGACAAGGAGAAATCCTTTGTATTTATCGGCAGAGCCTGTTAACTCATAAAGCTTATCTAGAAAGTTTTGTGGTATTGCAAATTCCATATTGTCGTCGACATTCATAAATATATATCTTGATCTTTAAATAGAGATGCGTTTATCTCATCAGTGCTGTAGACCTCTACCAATTTTATATCATTGATCTGACAGAAGTCAAGCTTCTTTTGATCTCTTTTGAGTTGTTCTAAGTATTTCAATCTGTTCTTATGAAAATGCTTTACATACCTAATGTGCTGGTCTCCTTGAACTTCTACTGCTACTTTTTTATTAGCATTATAAAAGTCCAAGGATAACCTTGTACCAACAATCCTGAATTCCTCAAAGACAACATCATGAATCCAATAGTCTTTTAAGAAATCTTTAACATTTTTCTGAAATTTGCTCCTACTTTTTTCTTCCCAATTAATTAAATATTTTTTAGCACCTTTTAGGTTTCTTTGTTTCCCAAATGGGTCTAAAAATTTCATGTTAATTCACCGATAGCTTTTTTGAAATAGTCAACAAGGAATTCTGAAAGCTCATTACTATCCTCGATAGCTTTGAATACATTAGCTTCACCTTGAATCTTTTCTGGAAACTCTAGATTATTCTCTGAGAGAAGTTCTATGAAATCTTCTGTAGTCTTTATCCAAGAGCCTTTTTTAGACAAAAATTCCCAAGCAAACAATAAGTCCACAATTTCTTTCTCAATCCAAATAGATGTGCCAGATGACCTTCCGTATCTTACGGGGTATGTTAGCCTTGTATTTGTTTTTTCATTAGGGGATTTTTTAATTGTAACGCTAGCAAAATGACCTACCGCTGGGTTCTTCTGAGTATCCATCTTTTTTATAGATGGGTTTTTTAAAATTATATCCTTATTGTATCTGGCTTCAAACTCAATGATCCAGTTAGCAAAGTGCAGTAGAGCGTTTCCTCCTGTAGCACTTGTTTGTCTAATGGGAGCTTTACTATATGGGTCTAATTTGATGTCCGCCCTAACCTGAGAAATGAAGATAGCCATGTGGCCTCTCTTAGCGAGAGCTATGGACATTTTCTTCATGAAGGTTCCAGCCACAACCGCTCCTCCAGCAATTTTGGCAGAGTCCTCGAAAGGTTTATCCATATCGTTTTTTAAGATTAGTCCATCTACAGAATCGAGAAGGAAGCAATACTTTGTTTTGTCGCTATTATTTGATACTAGTTGTCTCATTAGATCAACAACCGTTTCGTAGATATTAGACTCAAATACAAAGCAAGTGCCATCGACCCACTCTTCAGCTTTAGTAACAAACTTGACACCAGATCTTTTTTTCATCTCTGGAGAAAGCCTTCCTTCAGCCTTAAAATAAACAGCTTTTGAATTTGGAAGCGTCAGCAAAAAGTTCTTTGCTACCTCTAAAGCTTCAGAGGTTTTACCTCCCTCATTCATGCCGCAAAATCTATGCAATCCTGGACCGAAACCTCCGCCAAGATGCAAGTCAAACTGAAGTGATCCGCTGGAGATTTTATAATCAATTTCTTCTTCGAAATTGTAATGGTCTTCTTTATTTGATTTTAAGAAGCTTTCTAGTAGGTTGTTTGAATTTATTGTATCACTCATTTAAAAAGTCTTTTGTTGTTTTTGTTTGTTTTTTTACGGCTATATCTTGCCCTGTCTTTTCTCCTATATTATATTCTTGATATTTATTTTTGTCAACCCTGTAATTGAAAGCCCTCCACTTTATATCCATAGTTCCTTTTAGTTTGGGGCTAACTAAGTAAGCTAGGGACTTAAACTTTTTAGAAAAAGTGACAACACCAAGAAACTCAAGAGAGTAACGACTACTGAGGTCGTTGAGAAATTTCATTTCCCTCATGAAAAAAAACCTTTTGTTTTCCTTAGGCTTCTCCACAAGGCGAAAAAGTATTTCGCGCTTGTTTATTTTTTTCTCTGGCTTGCTTTTAATGGTTTTTTTAACCTGCTTAGAAAATATGTAGCCGCAATCACACACGGATTTTCTTGCCCCAAACTCCAGAGAGCATTCGGGACATTGTTTCTTTCCTCTGGGCATAGGTAGATAGTATCAAAGATTAATATCTTTGTCAACCATCTTTTTAACAAGACCAGGAAAGTCTGTTTTTCTTACCCACCCAAGTTCTTTCTCTGCTCTAGAAGGATCTCCCAATAGAAGTTCTACTTCTGCTGGCCTATAGAACTCAGAGTTTATCTCAACCAACACATCATTACCATGAAAATACTTCTCGTTAATTCCTTCTCCAACCCACCTACACTCTTCCGCGCCAAATCCAGCATAAGAAAAAGCCGCCTCCACAAAAGATCTAATGGTGTGGGTTTCTCCAGAAGCCAGTACATATTCTTTTGGCTCTTCTTGGTTCAACATCTTCCAGATGCCATCTACAAAATCTTCTGCGTCAGACCAATCTCTTTTAGCTTCTAGATTTCCTAATTGTAAGGGTTTAAATTTTTCTCCTACTCTGAGTTTTTTAAAAATATCTGCGACGCCTTTAGTAACCTTTCTCGTCAGAAATTCTTCACCTCTACGAATTCCTTCGTGATTAAAAAGCCAACCTTGAATGGCGTATAAATTATAACTTTCACGCCAAACTTTAACTAGGTGTCTTGCAGCCGCTTTAGATGCTCCATAAGGGCTTCTGGGGCGCAGTGGGTGCGTCTCGTCCTGTGGGGCAGTAACTACGTCACCAAACTCTTCGGATGAGCCAGCGTTGTAATAACGGCAATCTGGACAGTGCTTGCGTATCGCTTCTAATTGATAAAGAACCGCCATGCAATTTGTATTCATGTGGTTTTCTGGCATATCCCAACTAACTCCTACGAATGAATTGGCAGCAAAGTTAATAAAGAAGTCTGGTTTTTCTTTAGCTATAACACGATCTACATTTGACTGATCTGTGATATCAAGATCGATTAACTTGAACCTTGGGTTATCAGACAGATGTTTTATGTTGTCGTGGTTTTTTACTGAAAGTCGGCGTACTCCAGCAATTATATCGATGTCGGTATTTGCCAACAAATAATCTGCCATGTGACTACCGTCTTGACCTGTGACTCCTGTGATAATTACTTTCTTCATCTCGGAATATAATACAATAAATGATCTATATTTCCAGCCAATCTTTCATTTTAATGTCGGAGTCATTCGTATTGTTGCCAAACCAATTTTTAGGACAGACAACAATTTTGTTTGGATTATTGTTTAAATAAGCCCCCCACCAACTAAAGCTGCTGTTAGCTATAATGTTGTTGCTGCACAAGCTCATGTATCTAAGATCTTCTATATTAGAATTTTCCTTCATGAATATCTGGTTTTTGAAGTTGAGGTTTTTCTCGCACCATTTTATATCATCAGAAAAAACAAATACTTTACCCTTAGGATTAATAACTTCAAGGGCTTTCTCATAATAGTCTAAAGTCTGATGCGTGTGTATGCCTTGAAGCTTTAAGTAGTCGCCTCTTCTTATATGTATTGAGCATGAATCTGTAAAATCAAAATCGTTAAGCTCTGGAAATTTAAATGAATTAATAATCTCGTCCTTGACATTGTCAAAAAACGACTCCGACTGCCAATATCCATTTAGATAATAATTTTTATTCTTTTCGAATTTTATGTTTGAGTAGTAAAAGTTATCAAGAACCATTTGTACGCTCTTAGATGAAAACTCCTCAAAGATTTCTTTTGTAACTATTGGTATTTCTCTGTTGATTATATTGGGTAATTCATAATCACGGATAGATACCGAAGACATTATATCTTGACTATTAAAAAACGATGTGTCAAAATAAACCTCATGCTCTTTTGATAAAGCATATCCATAAGCCCACTGAAAAAGCTGGTTACATAACCCAGCCTGTATTTTAATGATTATCATTAAATATTTTTAATTGGAACTTGCTGAAATTTTTCTATAGTAACGCCGCTGTCTTTATGGAAATCTTTGTTTATATAGAAAGTGTCAAATGCATCGTTTTTTACGAAAAGATAATTATTATCAAACAGTATTTCATTGCATTTTGCAGTTGGCCTTTCTACAGTTAGACAATCAAAGCTATATATAGAAAAATCCAAAGACGATAAGACTCTTTCTTCAGAGCCCTCTACATCAAGGCTTAAGTAGTTTATTCTTTTAGGAGCATTATGAAACAGAAGTATGTCATTCAAGGTTTTCGGTTTCGATTCGAATATTTTTTGCCTTTCTTTTAATCTGTTTTGTTTTCCGTTGTCGGTATCACTAGCCACAATGCCTCCCAGCATTTTATTATCATATCTAAATACAACAGGATCATAGTTATCGCTAACAACAGAGTTTTCAGTAATGCATTTCCTGTTTTTTGTAAGCTGTTTAAAAAAGTCTGGATTGGGTTCTATACATATACCACTCCAGCCATATTCCTTTTCTAGTAAATAAGTATTGTTCCAGTGGACTCCTTCTGCAGATGCTAGATCCACAAAAAAGCCAGTGTTAGGCCTTCCTTTATAAACATCGTTAATAACCCATCTGTCTTGATTTTTTTGAGATAGAAATTTCATTTTTTTAAGTTGGTAAATTTATTTATGACTTCTATATAATCTATATTATGTCTTTTGCAATAATTTAAATGTTTTATTTTGTCTGGCCTTTCGCTTATTTTGTCTTTGTATTCCATATATCTTATTGCTAGGTCGTGCTCTAATCTTGGTATAAATATGCCGTTTTCTTTTATTTTGTCAGCAAGAACAATATCTCTAAAAGTTTTTTTAACTTTTATTTTAGATAGGTAGGAAAAATCGTCAGATATGTCAAATTTTATATCAAGTTTATTTTCTATAATGACGTCCACTTGAAAGTTTCCATTTCCCTCTAAGTGATTTTTGGTTTTAATTTTGTATTTTTCAAAAATAAAAGAACTAAGTTTTTTAGCAAATGAATATTTATTTGCACACATTATATCTACATCGGAAGGAACGTTATAAAGTGGAAATTTGTCATCTAGTTTTAATATACAATAACCATCCATAGTTTGGAATACATCTAATAGATCTATTTTATTTGTAAACATTTTGCTTTTTTGATTCCTTTGCTGATTAATATTGATGCTCTGTGAGTCCCATCTAAGATGATTCCTTCTGAAGTAGTCAGGATATATTGTTTTCTGTTTTTTTCATCCAAGTAGTCTTCTTTAAAGTTTTTAATTAATTTATCGAAAGAGCCTATAAAATGATCTTCTTGTAATTTATATCCAATGTTCTTTTTAACATAATCACAATAATCACTTATGTTTCCAGTAACATATTTATAATGAGGGCTATTTTTTACAGCTGTAAATCCAAAATCTATAATATTGCATCTTAACGAGGTCAGCTCTAATTCTTTTAACTCAAATTTTTCAGGTGTTAAATGATAGGGTATGTTATAATTTAAGTTCTCATACCTATTATAGTATTGAACAGAATTCATCTCAAAATAATTTAATAAATAATCAGTTTGTTCTTCGTAGTCAGTAGCATGTATGCAGTGATCATGAGAAACACCCGTTGGGAGTGGGTTTATTTTTTTGTTTCTATCTTTAAATTTAGGGTTATATAGGGACCTTATTTTTGTTTTTAAATCGACTAAATTTTGACATTGTTTGTGCGTGAATTGACCAGAACCAACAATTTTTTCTTTTGGCCTGAGATTTTTAACAAGAACAACCATACAATTTTTAGGTTCTTTGGTTAAATAATTTGATTTTGATTTTAAATGTTCCCAAGGAGCCGTATCGCAACTGTAAATATCCTTTAAGAAAACCTCAGTATTTTGGTATTCATGATATTTGAGTCTTACTATTTTGAAGTTTGTATCATCTCTTATCTCGCTAATTATGTTTTCTATAAAACTTAATCCGTTCCCCCATATTATTAGTATATCATACCTCATTTTTTTGAACTTTCTTGTTGTTTGTGTATCCTATAAAAAAGAAGAACCTCGTCAACTATGTAAAACATATGTTTATCAATAGACCTTTTCCATAAATCTAAATCTTCAGCTGGAACTTTACTAATGTCATACCTGTTATCTTTGTCCAACCAAAACTCTTTGCTCATTCCTACCGAGGGATGAGCTATAACATTATGGTTGTTTTTTAAATTTAAAAATATAGATCCATACTTGGTTATGTTCATTTGGTGAAAAACTTCATCATCTTCATTTATATAACAAAAATCAGAAGATACTAAATCATATCCGTCTTCTAGATACTCTAATTGTTTCTCTATCCTTTTTTCGCTATAGTAATCATCTAGATTTGTATTAAAAATATAATCGCAACCATCTTCAAACGCTTTGGAAATTATAAAGTTCATTGCGTCTGCATAATTTTCTTTCTTTTCGTGAAAAAATACAGAATCGTCAAGTAGCCTTGGTTCAGCATTGTCGCCGTAGTTAATTTCATAAAAGAAAAGATCTTTGTAAGACTGATTCCTTATAGAGGATATGCACTTATCAATCCATTTTTTTTGATAAATTTTTTCTATGTTCTTGTGAAAAAATATAACTCCTACCTTCATTTTAAGATCTTATTTCTTTGTGGTCTTTATCTAGAGCTATTAACCTAGGTTTGAATGGTGGACGCAAAGACTCTCCATAACAATATCCTGGGTCTAGTATTTTAGTAGGAGGGTTGTCTATGAAATACCTATTCATATGACTTTCATCATGCCATACCGCTGTTATCTCATTTTCGAAATCTTTCTCTATGTTTTCATAGCATGTCTTGCACATCTTTATATATTCGTCGTGAGAACCTCCATTGAATCCACCAGCAAAATACTGCATGTTTTCAAACATAGAAACATAAGCAGTTGAGTTAGGGTTTGTTTCTGGAGTCCCCCTTCTCCCATAAAGACCTGGGTGTTGAGTGGCTACTCTGTCACTGAGTATTTCTGGTCCGACATGATCGCAAAACCGCATATCAGCATCACAATAATAAAGATAATCCATATCTTCAAATGATTGTTTGTTTGAATGAAATATACCATACTGGGCCATTGGCATGTATGGCCAAGGCTTGTGTTCTGTATTTATGAGGTGAACTTTACGCTCTGTATCAACATCTAAGCTTTTGTCATCAGTAAATATAAAGTACTCTACTTCGTAATCTCTTAAAAAAAACTCGTCCGCCCCCTTTATTAAGTCAGGAATAAATCTTGTATACTTGTTGGTAGCTAAAACAAGAAAGCCTATTTTTTGTTTTTCTTTCATTTGTCTAAAAAGTTTAAAAGCATTATGAAATCAAGACACTTGTTTTCGTTCATTTCTTCTGGTTTCTTTTTATATGCAAACCAGTCTTTGTAATAGTAACTGTGATCATAATGCCAAACAGTATTGTTTTCGTCAAAGCTTATTCTGATTGCAGCTTCTTTAAGCTTAACAGAGAAGTCTACGTCCTCGTTGTAATCGAAACCATTTAGTTTCCCATAGAAGGGAATCTCATTACTCCACTCTACCTTATCAAGGAGTGATTTTTTGCACACAGAGAAAGCTCCGCACTGGTAAAGTAATGTGTGTGGGTCAACAGTCTCATCAAAATCGTAAGGTACCATCTTGTGTCTTGGTAAATATATAGCTCTGTCATAATACCTGCCGCCATCTGGAAGAAATATCTTGTTACCTAGAACTTCCCACTCTGGGTTTTTACTGTGGTATTCTTCTAGCTTGAAGAACCAGTCTT